GGCTTCGCCTTGGCCAACTACGACTCAGTTAATCGATAACGTGAGTGAGACTGTTTCGAACGAATTAATTCCTCCTGCAGTTTCGGATTCATATCCAGCAGAATTGGAAGTTCGTCGCAATACGATCTTTTACAAAAATATTGATGCTAATGATACTGCCATCGTTGTACGACGCATAAATTGGTCTGCGGGAATCGTATATGATATGTACGATGACTACACCTCATCAAAGCCATCTTTTAATGGAGCCCAGTCTATAGACCAGGCTTTGTTTTTCGTAATGACAGACGAATACAACGTCTATAAATGCTTGTACAACGCAGCAAATACACCATCAGTTGATAAACCAATTGGTACTAGCACTGATCCTATTACTATGTATGATGGATACGTGTGGAAATTTATGTACACTATACCAGTGTCACTTCGTAATAAATTCTTAACAACCAATCACATTCCAGTAACAACTGCATTATCGAATCAGTTTTACTCTAATGGTTCTATTGTATCA